GGCTTGCACTTCAACGATGTCCTCGATCAAGCGGCTGTACTCAAAGTGCTTGTTGATCAGCACTTGAATGTTGGTGTCGCTCTCTGCAATCAGAGTAACGGCATCGGTAGCCACCTTAGCGTTGGCGGTGCCACGAGCGGGGGACGGGATGTTAACGGTGTCACCCTTCTTGCCTTTAAAAGACATACGCTTGACCAGATTGGCCAGAACGAGGTTCTTTTTAAAGGCGGCAACAATTTCATCACTCCAAATTTCGGGGATGAAGTTTGCTGCAGAGGTGGTGGTAACCGCATTGTTCGGTGCGAAAGCAGTGTTTGCCATGTTAAATCTCCAAGAAACAAAGGTTGTTTACTTGACTCGCCCCTCGGAATAGGCTTGCATGATCTCGTCACTCAAAGCCTCATACCTAGCAGGGTCCGTCATTTTCAGCCGAATCAGGTCGGCGCGTCTATAAACCCTCTTAGAACTCTCTCCAGATCCACCAACATCAACTTGTGCGGCTTTCATTGATTTAGCCCTGCTTGCATCGCTTGCTTGCTCTGCTTGCTTGGACTTCACCCCGCGCAGTTGCTTGAAGGTCGACAACAGTTCATTGGCAGAGTCATAGTCAAACTCAGAATCGGCCTTCGCGTAGAGTGCCAAACGAACGGATGAACCTTTCACCCAGTTCTGGAACTCCGAGTCGCCAACCACTTGTGTGTAGTCGGGATGCTCTTGCGTCAGCTTCTGCTGAATCTGCAGCCTCTTGAACTCCATGCTGGCCTGACGGGCAGCAAGGACATCAGGATGCTTCTCTATGGTTGCCTGAACCGCCTTTTGAGGATTCTCAAAGAAGTCTACTTCAGGTTCTTCCTGTTTTGCTGGTTGCTTAGAACTGATGTTCTGCTTTATAAGCTCATCTGCGAGTTTTCGGACCTCACCGACCTCTTGGGCCTGTTTACCAATCAGCTTTTCAGCTTCCTGGTGCATCCGAATGATTTCTTCCAAACTTTTGTCCCTGTATTTTTCAGGGAGTTCGGACTTCGCCGCCTCGACTTCAAGTTCGCCTAGCTCGTCAGGTTCTTTGTCAATCAGCATGTTTTTTCCTGCCAAAAATGGTTGTAGGAGATTCAACTCGGTCCAATGACTTATGAGTTGGCTTTGCGCTCCGCGTTCAACTTTTCGATGTGCTTGCGCTCAAACCGACCATGTTCGCTCGGAAAAGCACCAGACCATCCTTCAAGTTTGAATTTAGGAGCACTCATGATGCGATGGGCGATGCCACCACACCCACACTGAACAGTAGCTGTCTCATAACCAACTAGCTTCTCAGTGCGCTGTCCACATTCGCAGACAAATTCATACATTCTTCGCATTCAAGTCCTCGTATGCGTCTTCGCTGACCTTTTTCAAGGTTTTTAGCCAAGTAAGAATGGAAATCTCACCTTTACGAAATTGTAAAGCCTTTTCGTCAGGGATACTACTTACATTGTTCATAGATGCCAACATATTGTCAACATCTTCCATCAAATCGGCCCATCCAGGCTGCGATAACAGGTCAAACCTGTCTTCGTAGTACCTTTGTAGCTCTGGAGTCACGGGTTCATCCCTTCAAGAAGTGCCCAAATAACGGCTGCAATCGATCCCAAGGCGACTAACAAGCCGACAATGATGATGAAAAGCTCGTCCATTTCCTCTTTTTTGCGCTTGTCGGCCTCTTTTTTGCGCCTAGCAGCGTGTGCTGCATCTGCTTCCATCCTTTGCGCCCTAGCTGCAATTCTGGCCCAAACGTCCATTTTGTTGGATTGAAAGAACAGCATCTTTACCTGCTCTTCAAACTCACGGGCTTGCTCTAGAGCCATCTCTAGTTCCAGTGCCTTACCCAATGCGCTGCCCTTGAACTCGCCACGCTGAGACTTTTGGACGACCTCAATCGCATCAGCTTTTGCATCGAAATACTTGCCCAACACCGGCCCGAGCGATGTCACATCGTCAACGGTTGCAGAGACTTTTTTGACAAGCTCTACGGCTGACGAGATGGCTGCGAGTGCGGTTATGGGATCGATCATTTCAGCCGCCTTTAAAGTGTCCTACTAGCCATGCTACAGCAGCACCGACTGAACTGGCAATAGTCATTCCCATCCAGAAACCGCCTTTTCCCTTGTTTGCCAGGGCTAACAGTTCCTCGATCTGACCTTCCATTTTGTCGATCTTCTTGTCCATGTTCTGGACACGTTCCCACAGTACACCGTACTTTACCAAATCAATCTCTGGTTCTTTATCCATGATTTGCAAAAGCTCCATGGTGTTTTTCCCGCGCCATAAACATCACCAATTCTGCTAAATCAATATCCTCAAAACTTCCAAGCACAATGCGCTTGTTATTCACTGTTATGCGTGCCTCGTACTTTCCGCTGTCGGAACGAATTCTAATACCCTTGATGCCAGAGGTGTTTCTCTTGCATCGCTTACGATTGTGTGCGTTTTGAATTTTAGTACAAACCCGTAGATTTTCAATCTTGTTATTTGCGCGATCACCGTCAATGTGGTCAATAAACATGGCAGACACGCCATAGTGATACGCCCATATCAATCGGTGGGCTTGATGAGACTTGCCATCAATTTCAATCGACACATAGCCATATGGCGTTAGTCTACCCGCACGCTTGCCGGAGCAACGTTGAAATCCTCTGTTTATGCGCCAGTAAAGATGCCCATCTTGGTACTCAAATAAAGAGCGTATCTTTATGGGGTCGATTTCAGTCGGCTCCATGTCCTACTCCTATGGCATGAGGGCTTTGAGTTGCTCAGGGGTCTGTGCTGCATCCATCTGAGCTTGTAAAGCAGCGTACTTGTCACGAATAGCTTGACGAGCGGCCTCTGCTGCTGAAGAGTCAGCGCCAGGAATCTGCTTCATGATGATTGCGTCATGCGGCTCAAACTCAGCGGAACGAGCAGCGCGACGGGCATCGTGAGCAATAGCTTTCGCCTTTGGCATATTGATCTGGATCATGCGTACTCCCATGCGTTGCGGAAGGTGCGATCAGACGGAATGTCAGCGACATCCACGATCTGGAAGGGTTTTCCTGCCGGCACGTCCTTGGCCGCGATCTCTTCAATCGTCAGGCCGCACTCGGCAGCAGGCACGATGACGGACACGCCGCCATCGTCGTTGGGGAAAATGATGCGTTGGTTCATGATTGGCTTTCAATTAACGGAATATGGCGACAGACACTTCTGGAGAATCATCAGCAGCCCCGCCATCATTTTTTGACTGGATGCGAACAGAAGTTGTGCTTAATGTAGAAATAGGACCGAATATGTTGTTTTGTACCCGATCAGGGCGCATACAACTCCCAGTAACCCCATAATTTGCATCCGGCATCGCCGTGGTGAAATTCACCGTATAGTCACCCGTGCCGTTATCCGTGATACTCGTCACGTTCCCAGACGCACGAATCGCCACAGTACTTGTACCGTTGAAGTTGACCCAGGCCCGGCAACCGTAGGCTGTGGCAACAGAGCCGTAGCCAGAGTTGAACTGGAACAATCCAGCAGCAGTAATGGTTGCCTGTGTAGTGCCGTTTTGTTGGAAGTTGGTGATGCCATCATTGCCTCCTGTAGTCTTTAGACCAGAGGAGCCTGATACAACACCATCATCGCTATTGATTATGCTTGGCATGGATGTACTCTATGCGAACACGCCGCCGTCATCGTTGGGGGAAATGATCCTTGAGTTCATGATGGCTCCTGATTAACGGAAGACTGAAACACACACCGCCACTTCATCATTAAAAGTTCCTGCGGTTCTTGTGGCAATTCTCACAGCGCTTGTTGTTGGTGTTGCTCCAGCACCAACATTTACTGTTGCATAGTTATACGCCGATCCCCACCCACCAGTAACTCCAACAACAGAATAATTAACATCCGGCATTGCACTTGTGAAATTGACTGTGTAATCACCCGTACCGTTGTCCGTGATGCTGGTGACGTTACCCGAGGCACGAATCGCAACAGTACTCGTACCATTGAAGTTGACCCAAGCCCTACAACCATAAGCCGTTGCTACAGATCCATAGCCAGAGTTGAACTTGAGGTTGCCAGAGGCATCAAACTCACCACACTGTACACCGCCCTCTGCAAAGCCAATCCTGTCGGCTCCTGGGAAGTAAATGCCTGTGTTCGCATCAGTGCCACTGATGGCAGGAGTAGACGCAGACCCATCTACATCAGACAGGCCCGTGTCACCGTTGAGAATGAGTGTCATGGTTTATTTCTCACTCATAAAGGATGTTGATGGTGCCAGCGTCGAAGGTGTCAGTGCCGTTGACAGTAGTGATGCGGACTCGGTCAAGAGTGCCGCCGAGTGTGACGGTGCCACCAGTAACCGATGTATTTGCGCCATCAGAACGCCCCAACACCCCAGCACACACCCAAATGTTTCCGCTGACGTTTGTAATGACCCAAGCCCCCGATCTGACGGCGGCAGAATCTTGCGACCTTTCACCAAAACCCGTGGTGAAGTTTTGTGATGTCACAGTTGAAGCAATCAAGCTGCCAGTACCACCGTAACCGCTTGTAACCACACCGCCGCTAGTGCCCAACTGAACCAACGGGGAAGAAGAACCGTTCGTGCTCACCCCGTTAAACATCAC